GTTCAAGTCAATGAAGCAATGCTCAAGCAAGAGCTGGCTATCCCTGAAGGTGGTATTGCTGAACGCCTTGGTGAGCTTCGCATGATGTATGATGACAAGTGGTTAGAAGGTCGACCGGACATCAAGGTTGCAGGGTCCTATGATGACTTTACAGCTGAGACCACAAAGCATGATGCTGGTGTCAACGATGGTGATGATGCATCAACAAAGGACGGTGAAGAAAAATCGGGTGATGAGGGTGCTGATGCCGGTGGTGATGAAGCTGTTGACAAGGTCGAAGGTGGAAATGACAAAGAAGACAAGGGTGATGAAGGTAGCGAGGATAAGAAGGACAAGGAGCAATCTGATGTTCCTCCGGAAGAACCGGAAGAACCACGCAGCCTGGGGGCACTTGATAAAGACATCAACGGATAAAGGAGAATCTGATATGTTGTTGTAAATAGCAGCATATCAGCTAATCCAGCTTAGGAGCTAGAAATGAGCAAAGAACTCGTACTCATTGAGACAATCAGCCCGAATCAGGCCAACCTGATGGTTGAAGAGCATTCACAATCAAAGTCATCATACCTCAGCGGCATCTTCATGCAAGCTGACTTGGTCAACGGTAACAACCGTGTGTACCCCTTGGCTGAGATTACTAACGCAGTTAACAATATTAACAAGCGTATCAAAGAAGGTTACACAGTTTATGGTGAGTTGAACCACCCTGATAACCTGCAGATCGACCTGAACAATGTTTCGCACATCATCACTGAGATGTGGATGGACGGTACAAATGCATTTGGTAAGGCCAAGATCATTGAGAACCACCCGAAGGGTCAGATTGTTAAGGCTATTCTTGAAGCCGGTGGCAAGTTAGGTGTATCTTCTCGCGGTTCAGGTAATGTGGTAGAAGGTAAGGTCAACAGCTTCTCTATCGTGACTGTTGACGTTGTTGCAACTCCGTCCGCACCGAATGCATATCCTGGTCATGTCATGGAAGCTCTGACTGGTGAGAAGAAGATTATCACCTTGGCTGAGGCTGTGATTCATGACAAGGCTGCACAGAAGTACTTCAAGCGTGAGCTTGCCAAATTCTTTGAAGTTCTAACAAATCAACAAATCAAAGGTGAATAACATGGTACTCGATAAAGCATTAAGTGACCGGCTTGACAATAAAGCTGAGGGAGCAGATGAGGTCGAATATAACGGGAAGAGGTATGTTCGATCCGGTCCTAAGAACTCGGCAAGCAAGCCGGGTCCTTGGCGTGAAGCCACCTACACCAAGGGTGATATTAAGAAAGACTCCCAAGCACTCGATAAAGCATTAAGTGACCGGCTTGACAATAAAGCTGAGGGAGCAGATGAGGTCGAATATAACGGGAAGAGGTATGTTCGATCCGGTCCTAAGAACTCGGCAAGCAAGCCGGGTCCTTGGCGTGAAGCCACCTCTATTAAGAAGCACTTTCAGGTACTTGACAAAGGTAAGCTAATTAACCGTGACCAGTTTGAGGAAGAGCAAGATCCTTCTTGGCATGCTACCCTGATAAACGGCGGCTACAGCGTGTACCTGAAGGCTGATAAACCGATTGCTATCTTTAGCCGTAAGGACGGCCAAGGCTACATCCTGCAACCTGGTGAATGGACTGGATCCAGAATGGACTTGGTAAATGCACTTAAGGCTTTACTCGTGAATGAGTCATTGATCGGTTCATTGCTCAAGTACATACAACCGTTATAAGAAAACCTTGCTATCAGTTCATTTGAGCAGCTAGAACAGCTGATGGAAGCTTTAAAGGGTTCCACGTGTGGGCTGTTTTATTGTGACACCAAACAATGTACCTGAGCTGAAGGATGTTGTGTTTGCTATCAAGAATGAGTTCGAAGTTGTTGACTTCTTGGTTACACTTTAATAGGTATTCCTCGCGATGGGACATCATACAAGATTCGCACCGGCTTCATGGCATACGATGAACCCCACAAAGTTCTGTTTTTCTCCAAGAACAAGTATGACCTGCAGTCTTACCTTGGAAAACGTCCCGCAAAGTGATTTGTGAAGCCTCTCCTCTGATGTTACTGAACTTCAAAGAGGCATCACAAGCCTGATCCCCAAAGCCGCATTTGGAATGACCGTAGGGCTTCCACGGTCATCTTGGTGATGTTTAACATCCAAAAATGTAGCGATTTTTGAACAATACATGTAAATAAAAATGTTAGCCATTGGTTAGCATATCTAACCCAACTCGAGAACGGAGACAACGCATGGATGAAATCCTCAAAAAGCTGCTAGAGTCCGATGTTCTGAGCGAAGAAACTAAAGCTGAACTGCAAGAACAGTTCAAGTCAGCGGTTGACACCTTCCTTTCCGAGGAACGTGCTAAGCTCGAACAACAGATTACAGCACAGCTTACCGAAGAGTTCGTAACTGCTCAAGAACAGCTTACTGAAGCGCTCGATGTAAAGATCGATACCTTCCTTGCTGCTGAGTTTGATGAACTTAAGGAAGACATCAATAAATTCCGTGACCTCGAAGTCGAATATGCCGAAAAGTTGGTTGAGGAAAAAGAAATCCTCGCATCCCAACTGAGCGAAGAGCTTGATCAACTTGTTGATAAGCTTGATGCGTTCCTCGAAGTCCGCCTTGATGAAGAGTTTGCTGAACTCAAGGAGGACATTGCTGAAGTTAAAAAGCTCGAGTTTGGCCGTCGTATCTTCGAAGCAATGGAATCAGAGTTTCGCAAGCACCGTGTTTCAGATACCAGCAAGTTGGAAAGCGAACTGGCTGAAGTTAAGGAACAGCTTGATGATGCAAAACGCCGCATTGGTTCAATGCAACGTGAACGCGTCGCTGAAGCTCGCAACAGCAAGATGGAAGAACTTCTCTCTCCACTTAGCGGCACCGCTAAGGAACAGATGAAGATTATCTTGTCTAATGTTGCAACAGAGAAGCTTGATGAAGCGTATAAGGTTTACCTGACACGCGTTCTCAAAGAATCCACCGTATCTGCGGTGAAGACTGAAGAAGCTAAGAAGGGACGGCTGTCGGAGTCCAAGGAGCAAATCGCAGAAGCGATCCTTGTAACTGGCAATGAAGTGTCCGACGATGCAGATGATGTCGAGACACAACCCGATCAGCTGTCACGTATTCGTCGGCTGGCTGGTTTAGCCTAACCAAAACTTTCCAATTAGGAGACTGTAGAATGAAAGAACTTCTTGAATCCAAGGTTTGGCAGGGTACCAAGCAAGCTCTGCTTGAGGGCCTTGACGACCGTCGTCAAAAGATCGTCGAAACTGTGCTTGAGAACCAACGCAAGCACCTGATGGAAACCCCTGCTGCTGACGTAACTAGCGCCGGCAACATCGGTAACTTCCAGAAGATTGTTATGCCGATGATCCGCCGTATCATCCCGGGTACCATCGCAACCGAAATTGTTGGTGTTCAACCGATGACTGGTCCGACCGGCCTGATCTTCTCGATGCGTTATGTGTACAAGAATAATGCAACCGTTGACCCTTCTGAGGCACCTGCTGGTAACATTGCAGTTGACAATGAAGCCTTCGGTAACACCTCATCTACCGCACCGTTCGCATCCCATATGCGCCGCTTCTACGCTGGTGGTGTAACACCGGCTGCTTCCGGTGGCATCTACGGTGGTACCGCAGGTGTTAACGTTGGTGGTCCGTTCACCCCGGCTGGTGCGTTCAGCCTAGCATCCGCTCCGCTGTCTGGTGAAGGTGGTGATGTTGTCGACATGGAATCCTTCCCAGGTCGCGCAATGGGTATCCAAGTGCTGCGTCAAGCAGTTGAAGCCAAGACTCGTAAGCTGCAAGCTAAGTGGTCGATCGAAGCTATGCAGGATCTCTCTAGCCAACATGGTCTGGACCTGGAAGCTGAAATCACCCAAGCTCTGTCTGCAGAGATCGTGCATGAAATCGATAACGAAGTCGTGACCGATCTGATCAAGCTGGCTGGTACAACTGAAACCTTCGATATGGCTGGTGCCTTCACTGGTACACCGCACTATATCGGTGACCGTCACGCTGTTCTCGGTGTTCTGATCAACAAGGTTGCAAATGACATCGCTGCTAAGACTCGTCGTGGTGCAGGTAACTTCATCATCGTGTCTCCACAAGTTGTGTCCGTGCTGCAATCTGCTGCTAAGTCTGTGTTCGCACCGGCTGTTAGCGGCTCGTTTGAAGGCCCGAACAACACCAAGCTGGTTGGTACCCTGAACGGTACTATCAAGGTTTACTCCTTCCTGTTCGACGCATCTTTTGGTGCTGTTGCTGCAGGTTCGGCTGTTCCTGGTGGTGCAACCGCTTCTTCGCAGATCGTTCTGGTCGGCTATAAGGGCGGCAACGGTGAGACCGACGCAGGTTACTTCTACTGCCCGTACATCCCACTGATGACCAGCAACACCGTTGTGGATCCACAGACCTACAACAACCAAATCGCTGTGCTGACTCGCTACGGTAAGGCAACGTTCACATCGAACGCTACCTCCCTGGCGAACTCCGCCGACTACTACGGTAAAATTGTTGTAAACAACCTGACCTTCCTGTGATCGGAAGCCGGCCGCAAGGCCGGTCAGGTTGCTACAGCAAACCGTAGTAATAAGAAAGGTCACCCATTGGGTGACCTTTTTATTTGTGTGCAAACTTTGGTTACTTCATACTTAGCTTGTACATCAGAAGCTTGATCAGCAACCAGTCTTGAAAATACACCTGTTCGCCAGGGACTGCCGACTTTAGCAGATGATCACGTTGATCATCTTCTGCATAGTCATTGATAAGCTGA